ATTTTTATCATAGAAAAGAAGAACGAATCCCCTTTGATTTGGAATATTTTAACAAAATTACAAAGGGAGGACTACCTGCCAAAACCCTTAATATTGCTCTTGCTGGTACTGGCGTTGGTAAATCTTTGTTTATGTGCCATGTTGCTGCCAGTGCTATGGTGCAAGGCAAGAATGTCCTCTATATCACCCTTGAAATGGCTGAAGAAAAGATTGCAGAGAGAATAGATGCAAACTTATTGAATGTTACACTTGATGACTTGATGAGTTTACCTAAAGATTTATATGATAAGAAAGTAAATCGTGTAAAAGAAAAAGTAACTGGTAAACTTATTATCAAAGAATATCCAACCGCTTCTGCTTCAACAACACATTTTAGAACTTTATTAAATGAACTCAACCTCAAAAGGTCTTTCGTGCCTGATATTATCTTTGTGGATTATCTTAATATCTGTTGTTCTTCTCGTATCAAAGCTGGTGCGAATATTAACTCTTACACCTATGTCAAGTCCATTGCAGAAGAACTTAGGGGACTTGCGGTTGAATATAATGTTCCTATTGTATCTGCTACTCAAACTACCAGAAGCGGATTCACATCGAGTGATCCAGGCTTGGAGGATACGAGTGAGAGCTTCGGGCTGCCTGCGACCGCCGATTTAATGTTTGCCTTAATCTCATCTGAAGATTTAGAAGCAATGGGTCAGATTATGGTAAAACAGTTGAAGAATCGTTATAACGATCCAACATTCCATAAACGATTTACACTTGGTGTCGATAGAGCAAAGATGAAACTGTATGATGTAGAACAATCTGCACAACAAGGAATTGCTGATGCTGGCCATCAAGGTATTGGTGCTCACAACAAAATTAAGCATGAGAAAAAACAATTTGATGGATTCAAAGTATGATGTTATCTAAAGACGATGCGGTACATTGTGCCAAGGTATTTCAAGATTACTTTGGTAACTTTGACCGCATCGATGAATATATGCGTGACCAAAAGTTGGCATCATTATCTGAAATGTCTTTGAATCCTCTATTTGCACCAGAAGATGATTTGTTTTCTGATTTCACGATGCATCCAAAAGATATGGATATTGAAGTGGTAGAAATTCATAATGATACATGGGAAACCTTACTTTCAATTACCAGTTCTCATGTTAATATCCGACCTGTTGGTCGTAGCATTCACTTGGCAGTTAAAGAGAAGAAGTCAGGAAAGTTCGTAGGTTTCATTCGGTTAGGTTCACCAGTCATCAACTGCAAACCTAGAAATGAAATGCTTGGACAAGTGTTTACGCAACAACCTGAATGGGGTAAACGCTTCAATGATTCTGCTATGATGGGTTTTGTAATTGTGCCCTCTCAACCATTTGGTTTTAATTATCTAGGTGGTAAACTTCTGGCTGCCATCTGTACCAGTCATGAAGTCCGTGAAATGATAAACAAGAAATATAATATGAATATGTGTTTGTTTGAAACTACCAGTTTGTATGGTTCTTCTAAATCATCTTCACAATATGATGGTATGAAACCATATATTCGTTATAAAGGCTTGACAGAATCAGATTTTTTGCCTATGATGCATGGTAAACCTTATTCAGATTTGGTTGCATTTGTTGAATCGAAGATTGGTAAGATTGTAGATGATGGAATCTCTAGTCGTAAACTAAAAATCTCCATGAAAATTATTTCATTAACTAGAGCTGCATTGAAAGGCACACCAGAACTGGTTGCTTTTGATACAACGATTGGGAATGCTAAGAAGTTGACAGAACAGAAACGATATTATATTTCCGATTATGGTTTTAAGAATATGGTAGACTATGTAACCTGTAAAACAGATACTCTTTTACCTGGTGAAAACTATGAAAAATTTCATTTGAAGAATGTGATAGAATGGTGGAAGAATAAAGCCACCAATCGTTATGATACATTGAAGTCAGAAAGTCGTTTAAGAACAACACTTGAGGTTTGGACCAATGATACAAATATTGACATTATTCGTTAAATGTGTATAATAAATACTCTTACTTAACGGAGATAATATGGCTTATACTTTCTTTCCAACATCGGCAATCGAGGTTTCTAAAACACTCAAACCGAAAAATGTTAGCGAAAAAACTAAAATACAAGAGATAAATGCTCTTTTAAGTTATTTACAAAATAATGCAAAAACAAAAAAAGTTATTGCTACACCTATTAATATTGATCCAACTAACATTAGTATGGTAAATATTTCCAGAAAAATAAAAGGAATACTTACCGAAAAACAAATAGCAACAGCAGTAGGACTAAAAACACTTAAAATCAAATTTGGTGACGGTTCTGCTGGTGGGCGAGGTGTTAATAATAAAGGAAATAAGTTTGAGAAAGATTTGGGTCCAGCATTTAAATCTTGGTGGTCAGGCAAAAAAGTAACAGATGCTGATTTAAATTATTCAATAGACGAAGTTTACGATATAACAAATCTAAAAAATTTTTCCACTTTAGATGTTGATGCTGAAGCTGGAGCAAAAAATACAAAAAGACCAATACAATACACACCAAACATTCATTTATATTCGACATCAGCAGACAATAATATTGGCGATATGCTTACTGATATTACACTAATTGGTACTGTTGGCAATAAAAAACAAAATATATATTTGAGTTTAAAAACAACATCAACCGTAACTTTTTTTAATGTTGGTATTAAAGAAGTATTACCAACATCAGAAATTAAATCAGGAAACATTTCAAATAAAAATGGATTAAAATTATTAAAAATGTTTAGTATAGATCCTTCAGTTTTTTGTGATGTTTATAATCAAAAAAGTTTTAAAGGTTATTCTGAAGATATTAATTTGACCGCATCACAAACCTCAAATATACAAACATTTTTAGAATCTGGTATTGGTTACGGGTATACTGTTGTGCATCAAATACGAAAAGGAAATGTTAAAGTTTTTAATGTTACTAAAAAATATATGCAAGATGCTGCAAAACCAAATTCATTAAAAATATATTATGGTGGAAAAACTGGTACAGGCAAAAGAGTTGATATGGAAATTATTACCAACAAATATCTTTTAAAATTGAACATTAGAGATACACAAGGCAAAGATGGTTACCCCACTCGTTTAATGTGTGACTTTTCTTACTTATAGGATTAAATTATGGCACTAGTTGATTTTGATAAATTGGCAAAAGAATATGCCAATATACAGGATGATTTTGGATTTTCTGCGGTAAGTGAGGCTGAGTATAATGCAGTTATCAATAAGACTGCTGAAACAGCCGATGACTACAAAGTTCGTTTAAAAGAAGTAGAAAAGATGATTATTCCTTTTCTTCAGAAATTACATTCTACTGGAGATAAAGAATATATATATTGGCCAAATCGTAAACCAATGATTGAAAAACAAATAGAGAAAATTTTAAAACTGACTAGAGATTAAATTATGACTGCTACTGTGATTATACCGACCACCGGTTCGGCTGAGGTTCACACCGCTATTAAATCTGTATTGAATCAAACATATGATACCAAATGTTATGTTGTTTGTGATGGTCCTGAATATGTTCATGCTGTTAAAAATCATGTAAAGATTTTTGAGAGCCATCCGAAATACAAAAATATTATGGTTTGTAATTTGCCTTTGAATGTGGGTGCCAGAGGTTTCTATGGCCACCGAGTTTATGCAGCTTTTACACACTTGATTGATACAAAATATGTAATGTGGTTAGACCAAGATAATTGGTTATATGAAAACCATGTTAAAAGTTGTATTGACACTATCGAAGCAACTAATCTAGACTGGTGTTATTCCCTACGACAAATACATAATAAGACCGGTGATTTTGTTTGCTTTGATGATTGTGAATCGTTAGGCAAATGGCAAACCTATCATGGCATACATCACATAGATACAAATAGTTATTGCGTTAAGACAGAAATTGCAATAAAATTAGCAACCGCTTGGCATGGTGGTTGGGGTCAAGATAGAGTATTTTTGGCAACAATTGCTCAACACTTCCCTAAATGGGATTGCACAGGCAACTATACAGTCCATTATCGTGTTGATGGTGGTCAAGGTTCTGTTACGGCAGATTTTTTTGAAAATGGCAATAAAGTAATGTTTGAAAAATATAATGGAGTTTACCCATGGCGTCAAAAAGTTTAATAATCGGTGCATTTACTAATTACAACTACAATCAATTAAAACCATGGGTTGAATCGATTGATGAATGTGGTTTTACTGGCGATAAAGCCATGGTTGTTGGTAATGCTTCAGAAGAAACAATCGGTGAGTTAATCAAACGAGATTTCATCATCATTAAGATGCATGATATTAAAGCACCAATTCATGTGGCTCGCTTTCTTTCAATCTACGACTTTCTTAAAAACACTTGGCAGAATTATAGTCATGTGGTAACCACAGATGTCAAAGATGTTTACTTCCAAACAAATCCAATTGTATGGTTAGAATTAAATCTTAAAGGTAAAAAACTTGTTGCCGGTTCTGAAGGTATGAGATATGCAGACGAACCATGGGGTAATGAGAATCTTATGCAATCTTATGGACCATATGTTCATGAGCAGTTCAAAAATAATGAGATATACAATGTAGGAACAATCGGTGGTGTATCTGAGTATGTAAAAGATATGATGTTCAATATTCTATTCAATGCAATCAACCGACCCATTCCTATTTGTGACCAAGCGGTCTATAATGTTCTCATTCAGACACAACCATTCAAAGGTGTAACTTACTTTGCTAAACAATTAGATGGTTGGGCTTGTCAGGCTGGCACAACAGTTGACCCATCCAAGATTGAATCATTTAGACCACATCTATTAGAACCAGAACCAAAGTTTGAAGATGGCATTGTTAAGACATCATTAGGCAGAACATTTGCAATTGTTCACCAATATGACCGAGTACCTGCATGGAAAGAACATATCAAACAAAAATATCAACAAGAAGAAATATTAACTTTTAGGACCGAATAATGGACTTTGAAAAAGAATATCAAGATGCCTGTGTAAGAGATACAGACATACACGAACATTTACCAACAATATCCGTTTTAACTTCAGAGTGTAATCATGTAACCGAACTTGGTGTTGGTTGGGCTCAAAGCACCCGTGCATTTCTACGACATGATATAGAATTGCATAGTTATGAATTTATGCCTCAACCGGGTATTCGTGAATTCTTTGAAGAAGCCAAAAATGCTGGTCGTAATGTAACGCTTCATGTTGATGACACTCGTAAAGTAGAAATTGCAGAAACCGATTTGATGTTGGTGGACAGTCTACATATCTATGAGCAGGTACAAAAAGAATTAGAATTACACGCAGGTAAAGTTCGTAAATATCTTTTATTTCACGACACCACATTATTTGCTGACCGTGGTGAATTTGGTGGCAAGGGTATTTGGCCAGCGGTTCAAGAATTCATTGATTCTCATCCTGAATGGCAATTAGTTGAAAGACGGCACAATAATAATGGATTAACTATTTTAAAGAGAGTATAATGAAAATCTTTATCACGGGAATTGCAGGTTTCCTAGGTAGTCACCTTGCAGATAGAATGTTGGAATTGGGACACGAAGTTATTGGTAACGATACACTTATTGGTGGTTATCGTGATAATGTTCCAAAGAAAGCAAAGTTGTATGTTGTGGATTGTTGCGATATAGAAAAAATGACTTACATCATGGAAGGTTGTGATATTGTTATACACTCAGCCGCTACTGCACACGAAGGACTTTCTGTATTCAGTCCTAGTTTTATTACCAAAAATATATTTGAAGCTTCTGTTGCAACAATCTCAGCTGCGGTACAAAACAAAGTAAAACGATTTGTATATTGCACATCGATGGCAAGATATGGTAATCAACCTCATCCTTTCACCGAAGATATGGCACCGAAACCAGTAGACCCTTATGGTGTTGCAAAAGTTGCTGGTGAAGATGTATTAAAGATTCTTGCTGAAACGCATGGCATGGAATGGAACATTGCGGTGCCACATAACATCGTTGGTCCTCGTCAAAAGTTTGATGACCCTTTCCGTAATGTTATGAGTATCATGGCTAATCGTAATCTCCGTGGTTTACCTGCAATCATCTATGGTGACGGCAATCAAACTCGTTGTTTCTCATATGTTGCTGACTGTATCAACTGTTTAGAGAAGATGGCATTGGATCCCAAAGTTGTTGGTGAGATTATCAACATTGGTCCTGATGACGGCACAATCTCAATCAAAGACTTGGCAGTATTGGTAGCCAAAGAAACCGGATTTGAAGGTAAAGCAATTCATATGCCAGACCGACCAAGAGAAGTTAAACACGCTGATTGTTCTGCTGACAAGGCAAGATGGTTATTGCAATATGAAACTAAAACCACATTAGAGAAATCTATCCAAGAAACTGTGGCATATATTAAGAAAAAAGGACCTAGACAATTTGATTATTCTTATCCTTTAGAAATCATTTCTGATAAAACTCCTAAAACTTGGAAAGATAGGTTAATGTAATGGCATCTATATCATTTCTTCATTTGGCTTCGGCTGGTAAATCAATATCAACAGAAAAAGTTGTTAGTAACATTAGACAATATCATCCAGATGCTTATTATTTTTTGGGATCTGATGCTGCTGATGATTTATCGGATATTGCCAAACAATACAATTTAGATTATCATTATTTCGATGATAAGTTGGGATATCCAACACAACCTTTTGGTTACAGAAAAGAAAAGGTATTATTGTGGTTGGAACGATTTCATTATGCCTGTGAAAATTGTAACACATCACATATAATGATGGTAGAAGATGATGTTTGGATTAAAAAACCTATTACAGTAAAAGATGAATGGGAGATGTCTTGCCATAAGATTAGTCATGGTAATCGTTTTCCTCCTGCTGTATTAGATATCATGGAACAATTTTCTGGTGTAAAACCTAAAACCGATTTCTATGGTGGCGGCGGTGGTTCAATTTACAATGTCAAAACATTTTTAAAGAACTACACAAGAATGACCGCATTGATTGATGATAAGTGGGATTACATACAAGACAATCATTATCCTACGATTGGTTGGATGGACTGTTTAATGGTCGCATACTATTTCTTTTGTGGTAAAAATTATACAGAGAATCCTCATATGACAGATACACACCATCACCAAAAAGGATTTGATTTTGATAAATTTGTAGAAGAACAGCCAGAACACATTGAAATAGTTAATAACTATAAAAAGTATTACTGGCCTAATGAAAATGAAGTTATAACATTTAATACAGAATCAATATGAACGACATAACAATAGTCACCGCTTTCTTTGATATTGGTCGTGGTGATTGGACACCAGACAAAGGATTACCACACTATTTACATAGAACGACCAAAACATATCTTGACCGATTTAGTCATATGGCTAAATTGGAAAATCCTATGGTTGTTTATACATCAAAAGATTTGGTTGATGAGGTAAAATTTCTCAGACAGGATAGACCTACTGACATACTCACAATTGATTTTCCTAATAGTTTTCAAAAACTAAGAGATGAGATTACCAGAGTTCAAAAAGACTCAGAATATCAAGCTAAAATAAATCCCGCACAAGCAAAAAATCCAGAGTATTGGAATGCTGACTATGTTCTCGTCAATTTTTTAAAGTCATCTTTTGTTACAAGAGCTTTACAATCTAATCTTATTAATACTGATTTGGTTGCTTGGATGGATTTCGGATACTGTAGAGACCTATCTACACTTAATGATGTTAAACATTGGCAATATCCTTTTGCCAAAGATAAAATACACTTTTTCAATTTAAAAGATTGGCAAGAAGGCACATTCATTGAGAATGTTATTTTCAATAATGATGTTCACATTACAGGTCCATGTATTGTTGCGGGTAAAGATATGTGGCAAACACTAGAGCATTTAGTTCACCATAGTGTAGACCAATTACTTAAAAATAATTTAATAGATGATGACCAAACCATCTTATTGATGTCGTATTTACAAAAACCAGAATTGTTTGAATTGCATAAAGTATCAGCTGATGATTGGTTTGTTGCTTTTAAGGATTATAATGAAAATTAAAATTGATTGTACCGCCAATCTAGGTGATTTTTGTAATGCACTACCTGTAATCTCAGGTATCTCAAAATATAAAAATGAAAAGATTCATCTCATTATCAGACCAGAGATGCGTAAGTTTAATGGTATTAAAGAGTTTTTAAAATATCAACCAATGATTGAAGATGTCGATTTCTCCGATGATTTATTGACTTTTGGTGACATTATGACTATCAGTTCATGGACACGCATGGACCAAGAAGATTCAAATCGTCCTATTGAGACCTGTCGTTATGAGAATTGGGTAAATGATAATTACAGAATGTTATTTGAAGTTGATGATGATTTTGAGATTCAAGTTTTCCCAATGTTTGTTGATGATTTCAATGATAAAACTATTATTGGTGATAGATGGTCTGCAAAACAAGATCCTAGTGTTGATGCAAGACGATACACCAATGTAATTGAGAATGGTGCAAATCTTGATAAAGACAAAGTTGTATATATGGACTACTCAAAGCCATTAATGTATAATTGCAATCTTATCAAACAGAATCCTAATCCATTTATTACTACATTCACAGGCATTGGTATTATTGCTGACCTAATGAATAAAGAAACAATCGTTGGTTGGGACGAAGATATGAGGACTTGGGATGGCCATCCTGTTGAGTTTGATTTTAAACGACACTATTATGGTAATCGTAAATCAAAATTAGTTTATGTGAAAGATATTACACTATGATTATCAATATTGAACCTGGAACTTTTGGCACAGTTCGAAATGGAGATATGATTGCTGTTGCGAATGTCTTGGAACATATCAGAAAAACAAATAACAATCCTACAATACAGTTTCATTTGAAACCAGGAAATGTTAGCTCAGACACACATTGTCAAACATTTTATGAGATAATGTTGAAGATGACTAATTATTTTTCAACAGAACCGGGTGAACAATCATTGCCTTGGAGAAAAGTAAATGTTTGGGATTTCAGAGATATATGTGGTGATTTGATAAAAATACCAAATAATGCACCGATGGAAAAGAAGATTGCTGTATTTCCATTATTTGATGCACCATATAATCAATGGCGTAACTGGCCAAAGAATGTATATGAACAGATTATTGCCAAGTATTCTACTGAAGAATATAAAGATTATGAAAAAGTAATCTGTAAAAAAGGCGAATCAACCGAAGGTTGCCCATTTGAGGGTTGGCGGTATTCTACCAATTTTGTGCAGAATTATTACCACATTACCACAGCGGAAATCTTTGTTGGTGGTGATACTGGTTCTAGCCACTTTGCATGGGCGCTTGACAAAGGACCTAAAGACCTGATATACTATGGATCCAGTCGAGCATTAGTTCATACCCTACCATTCTATTTACTTCAAGGAAAAGGTCGTATGGCCAATTATTGGTTGGATTTTGAAGGTACAAAATGGAATAATTAAGCCACTATGTATCGAAGCCAATCTTTCTAAGAATTGAGCTCAAGAACCAAGAAGTTGTATAAATAAGCAACTGGCAATCAAAGTGTATTGCAAATCAGAAGGAAATTCAATGTTATCATTTAAGTCATTCTTAACGGAGGAATCTGAACAAGGTTCTGAACTTAAACATATTCATCATGCGGAAGATAGGCCTTTGATGCACGGCCACGCAGGTTTTGAACACGCCCATGCAGCTTTGATGAAAGCTCATGCACACATGACTGGTGGTCATAAGAATACCAATTTAACGATGAAATATGATGGTTCTCCATCAATCGTTTTTGGTCATCACCCCAAAAATGGTAAATTCTTTGTTGCAACCAAATCTGCTTTTAATAAGAATCCAAAGATTAACCATACAGAAAAAGATATTGACAAGAATCATGGTCATGCTCCTGGTTTAGCAAAAACACTCAAACACGCATTAAAACATTTACCAAAAGTAACACCAAAAGAAGGTGTATTCCAAGGTGACCTAATGCATCATGCTGATACAAAGCATTTACATGAAGGTTATATTGTAGAAGCGAAAGGTGATGTTTCTTTTACTCCAAATACAATCACTTATACTGCCAAAGGTAAAGAAGCAGAAAAAATAAAACGCTCTAAGGTTGGTGTGGTGGTTCACCACCAGTATAGTAATGATATGAAACACGCTTCACCTCATGTAGATACGTCAAAGTTTAAAGAACATCCAGATGTTCATATTCACGGTGCAGAACATGATACAAGTAAAGTAAAACATTCTGCTGAGAATGAGAAACACTTTCAAAAACACATGGCTGCAGCTAAAGAAATCCACGACACTCATGGTCACAAGATGTATGATGCGATTCATCCAAAACATGGCGGAGAAACTGGCCACCTGTCAACCTACATAAACAAGACAGTAAGACATGACGAAGTGCCAAGTGTTAAAGGCTTTAAAGAACATTTACACGACATTCATGCAAAACAGGCTGCCAAAGTAAAAACTGAGAAATCCAAGTCTGAAAAGACCAAAGAAGGTGCCTCACAGATTGCTCATGTTGAAAAACACAAAGCACATTATGGTAATTTGTTTGCTATGCATCACCATTTACATCAAGCTAAAAATGCTTTGGTTAAATCACTAGAAACACATGAAGGACATTACCAACATCACATTGAAGGTAAGAAGTCTAAACCTGAAGGTTTTGTAGTTCACCACGATAATCAACCAACCAAATTGGTTAATCGTGCTGAGTTTGCTAAACAAAATTTATTAAAAGTTAGAAAATGAAATCGTTTTTAGAACTAGTCGAAGAAACAAAACAAGGTGAAAAACACCATGTGATGACCTTTGGTCGCATGAATCCTCCAACCACAGGTCATTTGAAGTTAATTGACAAGGTTAAGGAAGTAGCAGCTAAACACAATGCCTCACATTCTGTTGTAACTTCACACTCCCAAGATTCTAAGAAGAATCCATTATCAGCTGAACAGAAAATTAAACACCTTAAAAGGTATTCTCCAGGTACACACTTTGAGGCATCTTCCAAAGAACATCCAACATTCCTACATCATGCAGCCGAATTACATAAGAAAGGTGTAACACATCTTCATATGGTTGCTGGTTCTGACCGTGTTGATGAGTATAAAAAGAAATTACACCAATACAATGGTACACACAAAGGTGCGTTGTACCATTTCAAAAAGATTACTGTCCATTCAGCAGGTCAAAGAGATCCTGATGCCGAAGGTTCAACTGGTATGTCTGGTACCAAAATGCGAGCTCATGCCGCTTCTGGTAATGCAAAAGAATTCAAAAAAGGTGTGCCAGAACACGTTTCAGATAAACACGCA